TAAGGGGTAAACCTCTTCTTTTACAAAGGAAGGGATTAACCGTTCTAAATCGGATGGGATTATATCAAATCCCCGAGATAGATCAAGAGTAGATAACTCTCCTCTTACAATAGAACCTATAATAATTTTTCTAATAGCAGAGGGTTGGAGTTTAAATGGTTTTGTTTTTAAACCACTTTGTACTCTATGCCCAAAGCCGAGAAATTTTACTAGCGTTAGAAGATCTAATTTATGTAATTTCATAAAAGAGATAAGGGAAGATAGATCAATAAGTAATGCAGAAACCATCTGTAAAGGAAAGGGTGAACAATCGACTAATGATCCATTAAAACGAATCATTGTCTTCTTTGCAAACTCCAATCCTATTGAACATCGTGAAAGTATAGATTTAGAGAGATTAATCTCGACACCTAAATATTTCATAATCGCCAGATATTTCCGCATTACCTCATAATCCCCAATAACGAGATCATCACCCAGTAAAGCATACTGAGTAAATAATCTTCGTTTAGAAAGATGTGAAGTGGACCAAGCAGCTCATTGTACAATAAAATGATGAGTAAAAGCTAACATGGCTCAAGAACTTAAGGCACCCATAGGTTGACCTGCACCATAAATTAACTCCTCAGAATAACTTCATGAGGGATCAATCTCTGGTCTAGCAGGTCTTTCATATGGACGCGCAACTAATAGAGTCACTCATGCCTCAGCAAACGTCTGTCCGAAAATATAGGACAAAAGATGTTTTTGCAGAAGAATGGGTAATCTATCAGTTGCCGAACTTAAGTCTAGTGAATACAATGATGGTCAATTATTAGCCTTTTTTAAAGGAAGTAATTGATTAAAAGTCCCATCCATTGGAATATATTTTAAACATTTAAATATAAACAAATGGAGAGGACGTAACAGTCATTGAGTTCAACAGTCAACCATAGCAAATACTCTTAGTTTCCCCGCAGGCTCGATCTTAAAACCAAGCCGACCTAGATATCCAGTGTCCTGGGCAGTCCGAGAAGCTATAGACCGACTCATTAAGAATAAAGGGTTACTTATTTTCATTACCTCACATAATGTGGAGTAAGAAGTAAATAATACTGAATTATGAGTAAGTCGTCATGCCGATATCAACATTGATATTGGGTGTGAACTATAGTTTCAAAGTTTTCCAGTTACAGGAGATGATCTTAAAAGAGGAAAATAATTAAATTTTTCTTTCATAAAAGATCATTTCTTGCAAAGCAGTCAATGAGGAATAAAGAGTTTAATAAAATTCCTTATCCAAATTACTGGGACATCCACTCTAACAGGCCCTAAATCTGTGATAGTATTTAATTTTGAATTAATAGGGAGAAAGATGTTTCTAT